GGTGTTTTACCGCGAGGCGATGGGGCAGTGAGAACGTCTCATTGATTTGAGCGAACTCATGCGTACGACCTTGGATGGACAGAGATTGAAATTCAACCTCTGCTCCACTACTGTTCTTAACCTCATTGGTGTTGAGCGTATTGCTTAGCATGCTTTTTGGTTTCTGTTTGTTTCATGGCTCACCAGATTACTAATCTGAGTGTCACCATGTTACAGTCGAGGCTTAGCCTCGGCTGTGATGTTTTGGTCTCCTGGTTATACCAAGAGCCAATGCAAGACTGCCTTCAGTGAAGGACAGCCCACTCGTCTTAATAGACGAGATACTGCTAGGACTATACACGTTACGGCGATAAGCCGTCTCGCGCATAGTCATCACAGGTAGCCCTACGTTTATGCCGGAATCCAGAGACGTCGAAACGTTCCTGGTCCGCTTAACACTCCATAGGGCTCGATGTATGTATACTACGGGTTCCAGGTTGTGAACAGTTAACTGGTCTAGGTATTTTCCAACACCTAGTATCCAGTCAACAGTAAACGACCAAGGTATGGCATTCCAGATGATTGCAGGATTAAGATTAATCCCAAAACCATCTAGTGCAGCCAAGAACGCAGCATGCTGCTTCTGAAAGGAAGTATAGTAATAACTATACTCCCATTCTACGTGGAACTTAACAGGTTCTAACTCAGTCCGTCGTCGCATAGTTTGAGCAACATTACCATAACCGTATATATTACGGGCTGGCGACGTTGCAGACTGATCGACTACGGAATCTGGATAGGATAATGACACGTCAAAGTGACGTGTTATGACCTTTTCCGATTGAGAAACAAGCCGCGAGGCTTGTCCTTTATAGGCACGCAAGGTTTTCAAAAAACCTTGAATGTCCGAGTATAGCGGTGCTAAGTTGAACTTATATTGTAAGTAACTATCAGCACCGACTTCCAATAATGCACGAGGAGTTTTCTTCGACAACATTGCTGCTTTATGGGCTTTAAGACCCACTAACAGTTTTGCTGCTGAAGCTAACTTCAAGGCAGTGTGCTTCAAGCTAATGAAGTCTTTTAATTCATAAATTGAATTAATAGACGACAAGTTAGCTTTGATCTGAGGAATAAGAGCACCATGTGCCCTACTCAACAGATCCGGGAGCTCGGTCGGCTCAGGAATTAAAAATTCCTGAGTGAGACCATCCCAGTTGTACATGGCGCCCAGACCGTAGTCTGGAGCGTCTATTGGACCGTACGGAATGGGCGACCATAGAACTCGCGGAGGTACTTCCAGTTGGAAGTACCAAGGCTCGTTATATGACCCCCAGTACGTTACGTCGGATGTGAACCGCGCAAGTGCGATTGGAGATAACTTAGCCACACGTTTATAGTGTGAAAAGTTATGCCAGTCGTGCTTGCCACTGAAGGACGCTGAACGAATCTGATACCTTCCGGTGAAATCACCGTAAGGCATGGACTCGACGAACGCTACTGCAGAAGGAGGACCATTTACAGGGGTAACCTTGTAAAAGAATTCTCCGGATTCAGACACTTCATCACGAAGTGACTCAACGTCGTACGTGTTACTATTCATACATGTTCAGTTATCACAGATGATAACTCTCTGTGTCAGTCGAACTGCGGTTAAGCAGGTTCAATTTAATGAATCGACCTTACCAAAGAACGACTAATTGGTGTTAACAACTAGTATCGTTAAACGGAAGCTGAACAAACGTTCAGCACGAGGTGGCTAACCAACAG